AGGAACTTCGGCTCTTCCCGGATCAGTGGGATTACGTAATTATCCCTGATTGCAGATTCCCGAATGAGCTAAACCGTCTGAAAGAAGAAGGTTTCGATGTAACTCATGTACGCATCGAACGCAGTTCGCATGAGAACAACTTGACGGAAGAGCAACGCAATCATCCGTCAGAGACTGCTCTAAATGATGTTGTTCCGGATTATGTGATCCAGAATGACGGCACAATTACAATGCTTGCAGCGGAAGTAATGAAGTTGATGAAGACAAATTTCACTGAATAAATCGTAGGAGGGAATCATGGTATCTGAAATTAAAAAGCGCGATGGCAGGCTTGTGCCTTTCAGTCGTCAAAAAATTGTTAATGCAATTCAGAAAGCAATGGCTCAGTCTGGCGAGACGGATATGGATGCGGTGAATAAAATTGCTGACGAGATCGCCAATCTTCCTTCGCATGTGCTTGGCGTTGAAGAGGTGCAGGACATTGTTGAAATGAAACTAATGCAGTCCGAGCTCAAAGCTACCGCCAAGGAGTATATTACATATAGAGAAAACCGCAGTCGCATTCGTGAACGCAATAGCAACATCAATAAGCAGATCGAAAGTGTGATTTGCGGTACAGACGTTCAGAACGCGAATGCAAATGTGGACGAGCGGAGCTTCTCTGGTAAGAAATTTGAGAGCGCAAATATCCTGCACAAAGAGATTGCGCTCAATGTGTTTGTGAGACCGGAGGTTGCTCAGGCTCATCGTGAATCCAGACTGTATCTACACGATCTGTCCGAATACGATATCGGTAGTCATAACTGTCTGTTTGCAGATCTAAAGCGTTTGCTTGGCGAGGGGTTCTCTACGCGCAATGGCGACGTGCGAGCAGCAAATAGTTTTTCTACAGCATGTCAGCTTGTTGCCGTCATTTTCCAGTGTCAGAGTCAGGTACAATTCGGCGGCGTAGCTTCGGCGCATCTTGACTATGATCTTGCGCCATATGTCAAGAAAAGTTTCTTCAAGCACTATGTGGACGGAGTAAAATATCTGGAAGGTCGCGAGATTGACTACAGCTTCAATCCGGAAATGTCTATCGAAGATTCCGATTACAAGGTATACTCTGAAAAGGCTTATAATTACGCCATGGATCTGACCGAGAAAGAAGGCAGACAGGCGGCACAGGGCTTGTACCACAACTTGAATACGCTTGAAAGCCGTGCAGGTTCTCAAGTTCCGTTTTCCTCCATCAACTTTGGTACAGATACATCACCCGAAGGTCGCTTGGTAACTAAATGGATGCTCGAAGCAAGCCTAGCGGGCATCGGCAAATACAACCTGACGTCTATCTTCCCGATTTCTGTCTTTAAGTATAAGAAGGGCGTCAACGACAAGCCAGGCACGCCTAATTACGACCTTCGTATTCTAGCAGAAAAGTCCATGTCCAGGCGTATCTATCCCAATTTTGTCAACTGTGATTTCTCTCAGAATAAGTATACCGAGGGTGATCCTGACACTGAAATTGCGACTATGGGATGTCGCACAATGCTCGGTTACGATCGTCATGGCATGGGCTATTCCAAGGTTGGTCGCGGAAACGTATGCCCTACTACCATGAATCTGCCGAAAATTGGCATCCATCACGGCATCTGCACTGGCCAGCGACAGGTGGCAGACCTAGATGGTTTCTGGCAGGAGCTAGACGAAGTGCTGCGTTTGACGGAAACCTCGCTCGTAGACAGATTCTACCATATTTGCGCTCAGAGTGTTGATGCGGCGACATTTATGTATCAGAATGGCACAATCGCAGATCACGTAGAAGCAAATATGAAGGGCGTATATCAGGCAATGAGGCACGGTACTTTGGCAATTGGATATATCGGAATTGCAGAAACCTGCCAAGCCCTGTTTGGAAAGGATCATTCTGAGGATGCTGACGTTCACAAGTTTGCTCTCTCGATTGTAGAACATATTTATAATTGGGCGAAAGATGCTTCGGAACGTCATAATCTGAACTTTGGATGCTATGCCGCTCCTGCAGAGAATCTGTGTAAAACATATGCACAGGCGCTTCGGAAGGAATTTGGCGTCATCCCGAATGTGACTGACAAAGAGTATATCACCAATAGCCATCATGTTCCGGTATGGCAGAAAGTTTCCATCTACAAAAAGCTGGAGCTTGAGGCGCCTTTCTGCAAGTATGCGACCGCAGGTTGCATTACATATATTGAACTTGAGAGCGCGGCAATGCAGAACCAGCGTGCCATCTCTGATATCATCGACTATGCGATGTCACTAGATATTCCGTATCTAGCTTTCAATTTTCCGATTGACAGCTGCCTAAAGTGCGGTTATCAGGGGGAGATTGAATATCATTGCCCGCGCTGCAGTAATACCGAAATCCAGCGTTTGCGTAGAGTAACTGGTTATCTCACATCTGATTTCCGCAGATTCAATAAAGGTAAAATCGCCGAATGCCTTGATCGTGTTAAGCACAGCAATTACACCTCCTTCGCACAACACGAGGCAGCATAGTGGCAAAGATAGTCGGCATCAACTTCGAATCCATAGTTGATGGCGAAGGCGTTAGGGTTGTGATTTTCTTTAGCGGGTGTAACCATCATTGCAATGGATGTCACAATCCTGCGTCTCATGATTTCTCTGCGGGTCGCAATTTTGATGAAGAGTTGCAGTATCAGATTATTGAGTACATCAAGGAAACGCCGTTTACTGCCGGCGTTACGTTGAGCGGAGGAGACCCGATGTACTCTGCCTCCGATATTATACCATTCATACATAGGTTACGCAGGGAAGTGCCGGATGCCACAGTGTGGGTATATAGCGGGTTTACTTATGAAGAGTTGCGTGAAGAAGCTGTCATGTCAGAACTCTTAGATATGTGTGACGTTCTGGTTGACGGGCCGGTTATGCTGGCACAGAGAGATATCACGCTAAGTTACCGTGGAAGTGGTAATCAACGGATTATCGATATTCAAAAATCGCGTGCAGACGGCAGTATTATTCTGTGGAGCGATGAGAGGAGCTTGGGATGAAAGCATTTGGATCGGCTTTATTTGCTGGTTTTGTAATCGGACTTAGCTGCGTTTCATGTTTGCTCGCGGAGAGCAAAATCGCTGGTGCATTTTTGTTTTGCTTTGGACTGTTCACCATTTGCGCATTCAAACTCCTGTTGTTCACTGGGAAGGTCGGTTACATCGACCATGGCGATGATTTCGTGCCGCTGGCGATAATTTGGCTTGGAAATCTTCTCGGAACAGTTTTATGCGCGTTGCTAATTTCTGCAGTAAAGCCCGAGATTACGCATTTATTCGAACAAACGGTATTTTTGCGACTAACTCAAACCACACATAAAACAGTAATTTTATCAATGCTTTGTGGCTGTTTGATGTATATTGCTGTTGAGAGTCATAGGATTCTTAGCGAACGCAGCGTTTTTCCATTTATCGGTGTCCTGTTGTGTGTTCCTACTTTTATTCTTTGCGGGTATGAACACTGCGTAGCCGACATGTTTTATTTGTCGGCTGCAGGGCACCTCAGAGATTCATTTATGCACCTACTGCTTGTGACCTTCGGTAATGCTGTAGGCGCTATACTGACCAGACAGATAATGATGAAGTTGAGGTAATTCATGGATAAGCTATTTGCGCTTCACAGCGCATTCCGTAGAATCAAAGATGCTGTAGGTAATGCTAAGCTTCCGGTTATCAGAGATGTGTGTTCCGACGCATACATCAAAAGAGGACTTGTAATGCTACTCAACCCATATGTCACGTTCGGTATTCGTGGAAAGAGCCTTTCAAAGCAGGTTGACGTCGCACCCAATAAAACGTATGGAGATCTGCTTGATCTGTGCGAAGAGCTTGACGCCACCCGTCGTGTCAATAGCACAGTAATTGCCAATGTACAGGCATATCTTAACTCTATCGGCGATGATGAGTTGCGCGAGTTTGCCACCGCATTTGTAACTAAGTCTATTACACTGGGGGCTACCGGCAAAACGATCAACAAGGCTCTCGATAAGAAAATTGTACCGCTGTTTGAGTGCATGCTTGCGAACAAATATTTTGAGCATCAGAACGCGATTAGTGGAAAGCAGTTTGCTATCACCGAAAAGTTGGACGGCATACGCTGCATTGCAATTCTTCAAAAGGGCAAGGCGCCAGTTTTGTACAGCAGACAGGGACAAGTAATTGACGGATTGGTCGATATTGAGGATGAGCTTTCGCGTCTTACTGATGAACACTCATTTACCACACTGATGCTTGACGGAGAATTGCTCATTGCGGATCGCGACAAATATCCCAGCAAAGAGCAGTATAAAAAGACGACCGAGATCGTGCGAAGAGACGGCTTAAAGGGTGGCATTGCCTACCATGTGTTTGATGTGATTAGAAACAACAACTGCATGGTTGCATATGCCTTCCGAAGAGACCTTCTTGCGTATTATATTGACCCTAATAAGTACCGGCATGTAAAGTATCTGCCGGTACTTTATGCTGGCGATAATGAGAACATGATAATTAAGCACCTCGACCAGCAGCGCGCTCTTGGACATGAGGGTGTGATGATTAACTTGTTATATGCGCCATACGAATACAAAAGAACAAATAACCTTTTGAAATGCAAGGTAATGCAGGATTGTGATTTACAAATCATTGGTTTCCAGGAAGGTAGTGGCAAGTATAGCGGCTCGCTTGGTGCCCTGATCGTTGACTATAAAGGAATGCCGCTGGGTGTTGGTTCCGGGTTGAGCGACAGTATGCGCCAGCATATCTGGGAAAACCAAGATTCCTATCTAGGCCGAGTAGTAACTGTGCAGTATTTCGAGGAAACGCATGACGCGCATGGTAATCTATCGCTAAGATTCCCGGTATTAAAGGAAGTTCGTGAAGAAGGCAAGGAAGTATCCTACAACTAAGGAGCGATAACATTGGAAGTCTTTATGGCGAGACTGATATTCTTTCTGGAAATATTTATTCGTGTGTTGCCATGGTTGCTCGGACTGTGCGTTATGTTAATCGTCGCATGGTTCGTGTTGTGGATTACAGAATAAGTTAAGGAGTTTGATTCTTATGAAATCAAAATACGTTGTTCTACAGGAGAGTAGCTACGATATCACTAACGGCCACTCTACATATAAGAAGGTAAAGACTTTTAAGAACGAGCCAGAGGCAATTGCCTTCGTATCAGACCCGAAAAATATTCGCATGTATGGCGGTCTTTTCCTTGAGTGTCATAGTGCCGACGGCGTTTGCTATGAATGGAACGCTGATCGTCAGGAGTGGCAACTGCCATGATGTATACAGCTTCGAGCGGAAAGTCAATTACATTTACATGCGAAAACGCTATGTGGAACAAAGATTTATTGTATCCGCTGGCGTATGGTCAAAAAGCGGAAATTTGCAAATACTACCTGAGCCACCCATACGGAATCATTATGTTGTCGGAGTTTTCTGAATCGGAACTTCTGTTCATGATGCCTAATAACGTGAAACATCGTCTCGGCTTACCGATGACCAGACTTGCCAAACGCGGGAGAAACAAGGCTAAGTTCATCAAGCAACGAAAATACGAGATTTACAAGCGTCACAGTCATAGCATATTCGGAACTGCGATAGCGATTACGGAGGGATTAGTATGAGTAGAATCGGAAATCCAGAATGGAGCGAACTATCTGTATGGGACGATGACCATCCGTCCGAGGATAACGAACTCTCACCGCTTGATGATGATTACACGCCAGAAGAATATTGTGAACAGGAACGGTGATAGAATGCGCCGCAAAGGAAAGTGCGTTGCACGCGGCCAAAGCACACATTATTGCGACGGCTGTAAAACCACAAGCACAAAATGTCCGTATCGGGACAAGTATAGAAACCTTCGTCGCACCAAGAAAGGCGAGGCTCTATACGGAAATAGAAAAGGAGAAGAATACGATGGAGATCAAGATTAAGTATCATAACAAGGATCTGGAGAAAATGGAACTCGTTCAGCATGGTGACTGGGTCGACCTGCGTGCAGCAGAGCGCGTAGAAATGAAGGCTGGTGATTTCAAGATCATTTCTCTCGGTGTTTCCATGAAGTTGCCTGAAGGTTATGAAGCGCATGTAGCGCCGCGCTCCTCTACATTCAAAAAGTGGGGTGTTCTGCAAGCAAATAGCGTAGGTGTGATCGACAACTCTTACTCTGGGGAAAACGACATCTGGGGGTTCCCGGCACTTGCCATGAGAGATACCGTTATCGAGGCTGGTGACCGTATTGCGCAGTTCCGCATCATGAAAAAGATGGAGACGATTGTTTTCACTGAGGTCGATCATATGGAGGATGCTGATCGTGGAGGCTTTGGTTCAACTGGAGCAAACTAATATTTGTGAAGACGACTTCCCGTGCACAAATTGTTCGGACAAAGATCATTGTGACGGTTGGGAGGCACGATTCTGTTGTACTCTCTGCCGGTATGATAACGCAGACCCAGATTGCGACGACTGCGATCCGTGGGATATTTAAGAGTAGGTGATAATTTGAAAATATATCATTGTGGCACGAGATACTTGGCGTATTTTCCGGAGCCTGAAATAATCAAGGCATCACTATCCGACGGCGACATGGCCATCATCAAGTGTCTTGACAACAATAGTTTGTACCTCCTTTTTAACTGGTCGGACGAATGGACGCCGTACACCGTGGAACCTATGGTTAATAGACAATGCCGAGGCAGGACTATAGAAGACATAAAACGCGGTATTGCGATATGGATCGACTGCCACAGGGATAACAAATCCTGTTCAAATTCTTCATGTCCCTATTCGCAAATGGAAGATAAGACTGAGTCCTGTGGAACCATAGTAGCTATGGATGCGCTTGCTGTTATAAACCATCTGGAACGAAAATTGAATGAGCGCGGCAAAAAATCGTCCGTAGAAGCGCAAACATGTTCGTATCAAAGTAACCATTCAGAGTTAATTGACGCGGTACGTAGCGGAAGGTTGCCTCCGATACCCAAATATGATTTTAAGAAATGAGATGATTACATATGTCAGCTACAATCATTGACGGCAAGGCTGCTGCCTCACTGGCGAATAGCGTTTACTGTTCGAAGGCGAGAGGCGGATACGAGCTATTTTCAGATAAGTTCACGGAACCCGAATACCGGCCTACGCTTGCTATTATGTCAATTGGTGATGATCCAGCAAGTGAAGTATACGTGCGCAATAAAATGAGAGCATGCAAGGAAAACGGCATTGGATGCGTTGTATGTAATATCCCAAAGCATAACGTGGAGTACGCTGCTGAGACAATGCAGCGGTGGGCTAATGATCCTGACATCAACGGCATTATCCTTCAGCTTCCTGCTCCATTTGCGAATGACCTCGTGGAGCTTATACCTGCTGAAAAGGATGTAGACGGATTCAAGCCGGATTCACCTTTTACGTCGTGTACACCTGCCGGAATCATTTCTCTGATTCAGGATTGTAAGTATGATATTGCAGGAGCGAATGCGGTTGTAGTAGGCCGTAGCGATATCGTAGGTCGTCCTGTAGCAGATCTGCTTCTTCACAAGAATTGTACCGTTACTATATGCCACAGTAAGACGGTAGATCTGGCCAGTCACACGAAACAGGCAGATATCCTCGTGGTTGCCGCTGGTGTTCCTAACCTGATTACAGGCGACATGATTAAACCCGGTGCAATCGTAATTGACGTTGGTATCAACCGCGTGAATGGCAAATTGGTGGGCGATGTAGATTTTGAGTCTGCCAAAGAAGTTGCTGGATGGATTACACCGGTGCCAGGTGGTGTCGGCCCGATGACCGTAGCAATGCTTCTCAAGAATGTTTGCGAGGCATATAAAGCGCAACACGATAAATAACTAATCAAGGCGTACTTCTCCTAACCGGGGGGTACGCCTTTTCTTTTTGCACTCTTAACCCCCTTGAGTGGGGACAATTTGGGGACAAAAAACTAAAATAAAGCGTATGGATTTTTGCGTATTCTTAGGCTTCAGTTTTTGTTTGAGCAATGATAACAAATTGTGTCTCAACCCGATGGGTGAAAAGTGTGCATTTTTGCGAACGTTTATCTGTAATAATTGGCTCCGATTGGTACAATCGCAACTGGCAACAACCCCATGGTTGGCATGTCCGTTGCTGTTGCTGTTGCAGTTGA